CCCTAACTCGTTCGTCTCGCACGCGTTTTCGGTAATTGGTATCGACTGCACCGGTGAATTTACCGTCTATAAAAAAGGCCGGCTTGACCGAACCCACGGCGTCAATCCGCCGTGAAACATGATTATCCTCAGTTACTTACGAATCCAAGGCACATCGCCCCAATTTACCGTGACGTCGCCTGCGTGTCCACTCGCACGTATCTGCATAATCCTGTCCAACGTACCGCTTTGGTTGCACCCCTTGGGTCCGGCATCGGCGTTGCCGTCGGGTTTCCCGCAGACAGCGGCGCGGAGGCCTTCTCCTCTGCAAACAATCGCAAAGGTCAACTCCCCCCTCCGGACCTAAGCTTTTAATTCATTGTGTGTTTTCGGTGATGGCCATCGAATGTGCCGGTGAATTTGCCACCTATAGAAACGGGCTCGACTCGCCAGCCTACTTCCCAAATCCAGAATCGATTTGCTTTGAGAAGTCTAGGTGCCTCGCGCCGACCGCCCAACCTCGCGAACCGCTCAGCCATTTTCATCGATTGCGATGTTTCGTCACTGACAGGCTGAGAGGGAAGGCGTCGGTCGTCCTCCATCGGGTCCGATTATATGTTTATGCAGGTCTGCTATGCCATTCGGGTTTTCCGCGAATCACGCCTTGACGCGCCGCCACCATTCGCGTAAGATATGAATGATATGGAATGGTAGGTAAAAGATGGCCAGTCCCGGTCAGCTGGTTCGGAAATTTTCGGGACTTCTCGGTATCGCTGAGGCGACGATCGTGCTTCACGATCGAAATCTGGTGGTCGCGGGCTTGCGATCGAAAAGTGGCCGCGGCAACAGCGCGGCGCGCGTGACGGCTCGCGACGCGGCCCACCTGCTCGTCGCGATATTGGGCAGCAGTCACGTTAAGCATTCGGCACAAACGGTGCACCGATATAACGAAACTCGAATCTTCAAAAATATGAGCCACGGCTACCAGGACAGTGCCATTGCGGCGCTGCGGAATTTGCCTTCCGATCACAGCTTTGTTGACGCGGTGGAGGTGCTGGTTGCGGCAGCGGCCGACGGTTCTCTTGAAATTGACACGTACTCGGAGGTCGGCGAAATCGGGGAAGTGAAGATCGGATCCATGGCAATGATAGAGATTGCCGTGCGGACCCCGGGGCAAATTGCTGATATTTCGATCACCGGCGCCGCCGCTACCACGGAGGTTCGGTACACGCTGCCTGGTCCGTTCGATCGGCGCAAACCGTTGCGTCCCAGTGAGGAGGAACTCGCCGCCTGGAATCTAAAGTTGAACGAATACTGTGGGTCAGGCGATCTTGTTCAATACAGAAGGGTGACGGGTAGAACGATTTTCGAGCTAGGGCGGATGATTGGTAGATGACAACGTAAACCCTCAGTCTCACAAGAACCTTTAATAATACCTTGATTGAAACAGGTGTAATTCATGACAGAGCGACATGGAGACCACTCCGATAAGGCACAATCGGCGCCGGTGAGTGCGAGCCCGGCGCGTCCGTGGCCGGCCGATCGGATCGAGCTCTGGCCAATCGAGCGGCTGCTACCTTACGCGCAGAATCCGCGGCTTCATACCGAGGCCGACATCGCCAAGATTGAAGCCTCGATCCTCAGATGGGGATGGACGATGCCGGTGCTGGTCGACGAGAACGGCGGGCTAATCGTTGGCGACGCGCGCTTCCGGGCGGCGGCAAGACTCAAACTGCCGTCCGTCCCGGTAATTGTCGCGAGGGACTGGACCGAAGAGGAGAGATGCGCGTATCGCTTGGCTGACAATGAATTGGCGGCGCGGGCGAGCTGGGACCCCGATCTGCTACGCGATGAGCTCCAGCATCTCAAGTTTGCCGGTTTCGATCTCGACCTGATCGGCTTCGAGACCGATCGGCTTGCAGAGTTGCTGCGACCGAACGGTCTGACCGATGCGGACAGCATTCCCGAAGTCACCGATCAGCCGGTGACCGGGCGCGGCGATATTTGGCTGTTGGGAGATCATCGGATCGGTTGCGGCGACAGCACCAGCGCGGGGGACGTCGCGCCGGTGCTGGCGGGATCGCAGCCGCACCTGATGGTCACCGATCCGCCTTACGGGGTCGCCTACGACCCGTCCTGGCGAGCGCGCTGCGGCGTCGGTGCCGGCAAGCTTTCCCAAGGCAAGGTGCTCAACGACGATCGCGCCGACTGGCGTCAGGCGTATGCGCTGTTCCCCGGGGATGTTGCGTATGTCTGGCACGGAGCGCTGCGCGGCGACGTCGTTGCTGCCGGTTTGGCCGCCTGCGGGTTGCAGCTACGCGCCCAGATCGTCTGGACGAAGCAGCACTTTACGTTGGGCCGCGGCGACTATCATTGGAAACACGAGACCTGCTGGTATGCCGTACGCGAGGGCCAGGCCAGTCACTGGACCGGCGATCGTACCCAGACCACGGTCTGGGAGGTTCCCAATAGCAATCCTTTCGGCAACCCGCAGCGCGAGCAGAGCTGGGGGCACGCCACCCAGAAGCCGGTCGAATGCATGCGCCGCCCGATCGTCAACAATAGCCGGCTGGGCCACGCGATCTATGACCCGTTTCTCGGCGCCGGCACGACCCTGATCGCGGCCGAAATGACCGGTCGGATCTGCTACGGTCTCGAGCTCAACCCTGCTTATGCCGATGTCGTCGTACAACGCTGGCAGGCCTTTACCGGGCGCGCCGCGACACATCAAGCCTCCGGTCAATCCTTTGACCAGCGTGCCGAGGGCCACGGTCCCACCCAATCGGCAGCGGCAGATGGCTAGACGAGCCTTTGCCGTGAATGAGGCAGTTCGCGAGAAAGTGCGGTATCTGGCGGGTGTCGGGGTCCGTCAGGACGACATCGCCAAGATCATCAACTGCTCGCCGAAGACGCTGCGCAAGCGCCTGCGTGATGAACTCGACCGCGGCGTCGCCGAGGCCAATGCGACAATCTCTGGCTATCTGTTCGCGGCCGCAAAGGCGGGCAATGTCACCGCGCAAATTTTTTGGCTGAAGACCAGGGCGCAGTGGCGGGAGAAGACGGCTCCGGATGACCCGGCTGCCGGCGCCGCTGTCGCGTCGGGTCCGCAGGCGATCCTCGTGCTGCCCGATAACTGCCGCGACCCTGGGCTGACCCAGGCGCTGCGCGAAGCACAAGAGAAGTACTTCGCAAGAACTCCGGGGCGGCTGCCCTTGGAACCCGAAAATTAACGGTCCCGTGCATATCGAAATACCGTGGGAACTCTCTTCGATAGCGGTCGTCACCGGCTTGCTGACGGCAAGCCAAAGGCGGCTTTAGCATGGGAACCTTGACGAATGTCGTTCCCGTCTACGGTAACGATCTCGGCACAGCCGGGACCGCAGACCGATTTCCTGCGCAGCCCTGCCGACATCTGCATTTACGGCGGCGCCGCGGGCGGCGGCAAAACCGTCGGACTGATTCTCGAGCCGCTGCGCCATGTCGGCCCGGTCGCTAACTTCGCCGCGGTGTTTTTTCGACGCACGACGCCGCAGATCACCAATCCCGGCGGGTTATGGGATGAGAGCCAAAACTTTTATCCGCAACTCGGCGGTACCCCGCACCTCGGAGCGCGCGAGTGGCGCTGGCGACGCGGTGGCAAGATCAAATTCGCGCACCTGCAATACGACACCACCGTTTACGATTGGCAAGGTTCCCAGATCGCGCTGATCTGTTTCGACGAGCTGACACATTTTACCGCCCACCAATTCTTTTACATGGTTAGCCGCAACCGCTCGACCTGTGGCGTCCGGCCCTACATCCGCGCCACCTGCAACCCGGACGCGGACAGCTGGGTTGCCGATTTTCTGGCTTGGTGGATCGACCCGGAGACCGGGCTGCCGATCCCCGAGCGCGCCGGCGTCCTGCGCTACTACCTCCGAATTGCGGGCAAGATCGAGTGGGCCGATCGGCCCGAAGCACTGATGCAACACCTGTCGCGGCCGCAGGAGCTGCCGCCGGGCTTCAAGCTTCCGCGGCCGATCAGTGTCACGTTCATCCCGGCCAAAGTGTTCGACAACCCGGCGCTGCTGCGGGTCAACCCGGACTATCTCGCTTGGCTGTTGTCGCTGCCGCTACTTGAGCGCGAGCGGCTGCTCGGCGGCAATTGGAAGATCCGGCCGGCCGCCGGGCTCTATTTCAAGCGCGAGTGGTGTGCCGTCGTCGACGAGGTCCCGGCGCAGCTCGACGTCGTGCGCTATTGGGATCTCGCCGCCACCGAAAAGACCGAGTTCAACGACCCCGATTGGACCGTCGGCATCAAGCTCGGCCGCGACAAGAACGGCGGCTATTGGTTGTTAGATATGGTACGAGGGCGCGCCAACCCAGGCGACGTTGAGAGATTGCTGCTCGATACCGCCAGCCAGGACGGCAAACCGGCGCGCATCGGGTTCGGCCAGGATCCGGGGCAAGCCGGCAAGAGCCAGGCGCTTCACCTCGTACGCGCGCTCAGTGGCTTCACCGTGGCGCCGGCCCCGGAGAGCGGCGACAAGCTGACGCGGTTCGGCCCGTTCAGTTCGCAGTGCCGCGCCGGCAATGTCAAGGTCCGGCGAGGCGCTTGGAACGAGGAGCTGTTCCGCGTTCTCGAAGGCTTCCCCGATCTGGCCCATGACGACGAGGTCGATGCCTGCAGCGGCGCCCTCGAAATGCTCAATCCTCACATGGCAAGCTGGGGCGCTTACGAATTCTATCGACAAAAAGCCGAAGAGCTGCGCGCCGAGCAGCATCGCGACCCGCAACCCGCACAAACCAATTGGGCCCCTGGCTCAATAGAGTGGCAAGCCGAGCAGAACAGGCGGAATCCATCTCGCTGAACCGCCGTAGCTCCCGCGGCGAAGTTTGTGCGCATTGACACGACTTGTTGGCTCGGGCTCGAGCTCGTCTTAGGCTTAGGCGGCGGTCACCGCTTCCGCCCGGAATCAGCAACGCAAGCCGGCTCGCTGCCGCGCGAGCAGGAATTGCGGAACCAGAAGTTCGAATCCACCTCCCTCCAGCGGTGAGTCCTGTGCGAACGGGCTCCCGTGTGATGTTCGGCTCGGGGCTGGGGAGCGGGGCGCGGTGTGTATACAATTAGGAGCCCTTCCGTATTCACCGTGCGTCCGACTCTGGTAGAGCGGGATCACCGCGTCCCGCTCACGCCGGCCGCAGCGCCCCCGAACCGACTGCAAGCTTGCGTCTCAGGCGGGCATCGGTGCGCCCATCGTCG